TGCTCCTGGTATTAAAATCGGTAGATACATTACAACAAGTGATAAATTTATTACAGAATATACCCCACAAGGTTTTATGAAATTAACTTTTGGTGGTGGTAATAATTCTGCGGAAGAACAATTAAGGGAATTTGCAAGGAATGGACAATCAATTAACATAAACAAATACGTTAATAATTTAGGTTTAGGAAGTACACTTAAATCAAACTCAACATTGTTTATTCAGTATAGAATTGGTGGGGGAATATCAAGTAATGTCGGTGTTGGGGTTATTACTCAAGTACAGAAAAGTAATTTCTTTGTTAACGGTCCTTCTGAGAGTCTTAATACAAGTACGTCAAACTCATTAAGTTGTACAAACCCGATCGCTGCGGTTGGTGGAGCGGCAGCACCAACATTAGAGGAAATTAGAAATTTTGTTTCTTTCAACTTCTCATCACAAAATAGAGCGGTAACGGTTAATGACTATGATTCATTATTAAGAAATATGCCTTCACAATTTGGGGCACCATCTAAAGTGTCGATAGTAGAGGAAAATAACAAAATAAAAATAAAATTACTTTCTTATGACTCAAGTGGGACACTTACATCAGTAGTTCCAAACGCATTAAAAACTAATATTGCAAATTATTTATCAAACTATAGAATGATAAATGATTACATATCTGTAGAAAGTGCTAATGTTATTGACTTAGGGTTTGACATTGCGGTGGTTTTAGATTCTTCACAAAGTCAGGGATCTATAATTGCAAAAATCATAGATATTGTATCTACATATATGTCACCAACGTCAAGACAATTAGGTCAAAATGTTAATATTTCTGAATTAAGAAGACTAATACAAGCGGAAAACGGAGTATTGTCAATATCGGATATACAGGTCTTTAACAAAGTTGGGGGACAGTATTCTTCATCACAAACATCACAACCATATTCTAATCAATCAACAAAAGAAATTCAGTTGATATCCGACACTATTTTTGCTGACCCAACGCAAATATACCAAGTTAGATTTGGAAACAAAGATATTAGAGTAAGTGTTGTTAATTTATCTTCAGTAACATATTCTTGATAATTTCCTTTTTTTATAAAAGGGTTATCCTTTTAAAATAGGAAATAAACTATTTATCAAGAAAAGAAATTAATGCCACATTCATATAGAATACGAACTAATATAGGTGTAGATAAATCTGTAAATTTAAAGTTTGATCAAGATTTTGACTTTATAGAAATACTATCACTTAAATTAACACAAGCAGAAATATACGAAAGAAGATGTGCCGATTATGGTGTTATTGCAGGTAGAGTTTCAGTTAATGGAGGATTTGGACTTGCAAACGCAAAATTATCTGTTTTTATACCGTTAACAAATGAGGATGAGTTAAACCCAATTATAAGTGAATTATATCCTTACAAAACATTAAATAATAAAAATGAAGATGGGTATAAATATAATTTATTACCTAAATCTCCTGAGTATTTAGGTCACGTACCAACGGGTAGTTTCTTTGATAGAGACGAAGCAATTCTTGAAAGATCGGTAATAGAAGTTTATGACAAATATTATAAGTACACAGTAACAACAAACGATAGTGGTGACTTTATGATTTTTGGGGTACCTACAGGACAACAAACCCTTGTCATGAACCTTGACCTTTCAAACATAGGATGTTTTTCGTTAACACCACAAGATTTAATAGATAGTGGATTTGCGGTTGAAAGTCAATTTAACGGTTCTAAGTTTAAATCATCAAACAATTTAAGTGAGTTACCACAAATTATAACATTAGTTAAACAAGTTAATGTTGAACCATTATGGGGAGAACCTGATATTTGTTTCATTGGAATTACAAGACAAGATTTTGACTTGTCTGAAGAGATAAATTTAACCATAAAACCAACTGCGGCATTTATGGGGTCAATTGCAACCACCCAAGACGAACAAGCGTTAAAAACAAATTGTAGAGTTCCATTGGCGGCAGGTACATTCTGTTCATTAAAGGCGGGACAAGGTAGAGTATCGGCAATAAGACAAACAATAAATGTTGATGGAAATGGGTATCCAGCACTTGAAGAATATGAAATAGAACAAGGGGGTAAAATAATTGACGGTGACGGAACTTACTTATTAAAAGTCCCTATGAACTTAGATTATATTGTTACTGATGAGTTTGGTAATCAAATTATTTCTTTGGACCCCACAGTAGGGATTCCAACAAAAGGTAAATACAGATTTAAAGTTAGTTGGCAAAATGACGGAGGAATCCAAAACGAAATACTGAGAGCAAATTTCTTAGTTCCAAATATTAAAGAGTATGGTTGGGCATCAACAACACCAAACGCGGATCCAACATTAGGTGTTCCTTTAAATTATTCGGTTTCAGTTCCTGGTACCACAACAAGTTTAAACCCGGCAATAGTATTACCTGCACAAACAGGTGGATTAATTTTACAATCTTATGTTAACTCTCAGGACGTTACTATAACAATAAACGGTGTACCATATACAGGAAGTTTAACTAGTATACCAATTAACACCCCTGGAGCCAACATAGGAATAAACTCAAATGCGGTAGACACAACTCAAACACAAGACTTTGAATTCACATTCTACGATCAGGCTGCGTACGATTCTTTTAGGTCATACGCATTTAGTTTAGATTGGGACGATTATGGGGATTCCACAATGATTCAAGAGGCAATCAATTGTGAGGATAGATTTTTTGAACTTAATTATAATAAGGTTTATACTACCGCAATGTTTTTAGACCGTTATAAGAACGGTATATCTAGAGCAAGACATTTAGGGATTAAAGAGATTGATGATAGAGAGTGTATTTCTAAAAATAATCCATTCCCTGTTAATGATGCGGTACAAAAATTTGATTTTATATATTTCTTGGCGATGTTACTATTAAACATATTAACATTCCCAATATTAGTGTTATTATTTGTGGCTCACTTTGTAGCTTGGGCTTGGCCTGTTTTAAAATGGGTTTTAGTTATATTATGTTTGTATTTTTTATACATACAAGTTAGGGAAACCATAGATGCGGTACAATCAGCACTTGAAAGTGCGGCAACGGCAATTCCAGGAGGTCCCGTATTTAATATTGGGGTAATACTTAGAACCGCTTGGCAAATATTACAGGCGGTATTTAAATTAGCATTATATTTGGTTTTCTTTGCTTTTGTAATTGTATTCATAGTAAGATTAAAAGGTTTTCCTAGAATTGGATTACCTATGTTATCTTATCCTGAATGTAACGCCTGTTCATGCGACTGTGGAAGTGCGGAAATTGATGATGATTTTGATATTAGTTCCGTAACCCAACAAGTAAATAATGAATATAATAACCAGCAGTCAGAAGCCGGTAATCCCGCAACAACAACAACAGATAATACGTTCTTAGCTCCATTAAGTTCACCTGGTACATATTCTTTAGCTGAACACCCTAACTACCCACAAGCTAGTCCTGACGATAATACTGATGAAAATAATAAAGGTAAATTTTATTGTGGAGGTACCCTTCAGTATAAGTCACTTATTAATAGAGTTTTTGAGGAGGAAATAACAGGAGATGTGTTAACACAAGCATTATTGGATTATCAAAGAATATTTTCAGGTTATGATCTAATAGATTCCACAAATCTTTATAAATTACATGCCCCACAACCATTTCTATTTGGTGCCGAAAAAAGTGTCGGTAGTGATGAAAGATGGTTTGCGTATCCCACTAAAGAAACATACCCACAAAAATTAAATGAGTTTAATACTAGAGATAAATATTTTAAAAACTCTCCTTCAGGAGGTGCAAACTCAGGTGTTAATAAAGTTAAAACCAAGGTAAATCCATCTTTAGTTGGAACACCAAGTGACCCTTTTGAAGATCAGGTATTAGTTGTTATTGCAAAAGCTGGTATGATCCAACAATTAGGTGTGGGAGAAGTAATAACCTTCCAAGACCCAAAATTGTCGGGAGGTTGGGTTAATTTAACAGGAGCAACCCAAAATCAATTTAATAACACCTCAATTACAGGTACTACATTTACAGGTGATTCTGTAACACCAATAGTTAGAACAATAGATTATGCCGACCCCGCATCAAATGGGTCAGGACTACTGCAGTCAACAATATACGTAATTAATACAGGTCAAACTGACTATTATTTAGAATACCCTACCGACATTGAGTATTTTCAAGTAATAACTGGATATACGGTTAATTCATTTACAGGTAATACAAACTTTAGTATTGCCGATTTAAATAAATTCCCTAAGAAATACTTATTACACGATATAGGATTTGTTTATGGTGATGAATGTAGTGTGGGGTTATTAACTCCAGCATTATATTCATCGGGTAACGCAATAGATGCAATTGAAAATAGTGTTAGAAATACTTTAGAGGTTATAATATTAACAAGAGGGGTGGACCCTTTTACCCCTAAACAAGAAATAGAATACGATTTATCAATAATATTTGGTAATTCTTCATATGGGGTTGGACCTATAATTACTGGTAACTATTATTTAAATTACACTA